GTTAATTGTTAATTGTTTATCGTTTGAAAAAATTATTTTGTCCTCTCTGAAGTTTTTGAACTGATGGTTTTTTTGGTTCATCATTATCATCCACAACAGATGCTGTATTTTTACTTGCTTGCTCAGTTTTGAGTTGTCTTACTGTTTTAGCTACTGTGTCTTTAACAGCAATTTCTCTAACTTTTGCTTTATACCCATCAGGATCTGCAAGAAGCCAAAGTGCTTCTGCAATTAGATCATGTCTAGGTTCTACATATTGATACTTCTCTAAAAGGTGACCTAACATATTAGTAGGTCTTCCACTTACTGAAGGATAGTTAGGTTGAACAAGACCTGTATAAAGCATGCTTTGTACTTTCTTATCTACCTTGAGTCCATTAAGCTCTCCTGGAGCAAGTGTATTATACACATTCTCCATATAAGCTTGAGCCTGAGCGTGTTGTTGATTACGCAGCTTTTCTTGTTGAGCTAATTTTTGTTGAACTACCTGCTCTTGCATAGCATCCAACTTTGGCTTAAACTTATTAGCTTTTGACTCAAGATCTCCTCTATCTTTCCAAGCTTCAATCTCTTCTTCAATTTCTTCAACTGTACCAAAGTTTGTAGCTTGCAGGTAAGATCTTACAATGGTTTCTTGCCCATCTTCTGTAGATGGATCAAGTTGTCTTGTTTCTTCTACTTGAGCAAGAACTTTAAAGAGTCCTTTAAGATCTGCACCACCATCAGCTACATATTTAGCTGCATACTGCAATTCTTCAGGAAGAGCTTCAAAGAATTCCACCGGAGTTTGTTCTCTAAGCTTNCGNTCTCTTTCCTGCATGTTAGCTTCAAAAAGCTCTTCAAAATCCTGAGTTGAATACTTTTCAAGAGGCTTATCATCATCAAAAGGAATAAGTTGTCCTTTATCAATAAGCTTCTTTGCAAGCTCAATCATAGCATCTTTTGACATCTTAGGTCTACCAGAATTGGCTTTAGACTCATCCTCATCAGATTCATCTACACCCATATCCTCGTTGACAATTTGGTCAAGAGCTTTATTAACTACTGCAGGAGCTGGAGTTTTACCCTCTTCTGGAGTATCATCATCATCATTGTCAAGGAACGAAGTATCTACAGTTGGTTGTGTAAATACACTTGGTTTCTTTTCTTCTGTTGCAGGGAGCATTACATTCTCTGCACCAGGTGTACCTAGAAGATTATCTAGATCCATTTCTACCTCTTGTACAGTGGTAGTTGCTGTATTGGTTTGTGTATCAGACATATTGTTGGTTTTGGTTTTATTCTCTAATACTTATATATAATATAAGCAAATTTATTTAAATAAACATTTTAAGTTTAGGTTGCTAAAATAAATTTTCCACTAGATAGCTAACTTTACTTTTTCTTCTGTTTATTTTCTTTTGATTTACCTACATCATACTTGTTTTTGTTCTCTTTAGCTATCTGTAACTCAGTATTCTTCATATCTCTCTGAGCCTGAATCTTTTCTCTTTCAATTGCTAGTTTTTCTCTAGCATTCATCTCTTTGTTAGATTGAACCTGTTGCTTCAGACCCATAACTTGTTGAAACTCATCGGATTTACGAATAACATCCATTTGATCTGCATAATCAGATTGTAAGTTTTGGTTAATGTCTTGCATTGAACCATAACCTGCTGATTTAATCTCAGCCACTAAAATATCTTTTCTTCTATCTTTTTCTTTCTCCATAGATTCCTGATCAAGCTCAAGCTGCTTTTCTTTTGCTCTTTGCTCAAGTTCAGCTTGTTGCATTTGCTGCTCATGCTGCATTTGCTCTTGTCTTTGTTTATTAGTTTTATCTTCAATTTTCTTAAGACTGTGTGTAAGCTCAGCCATAGATTCTGAAGTCATAATATTACCTAAATCATAGATACTTGCACCTGCTGTATTATTAGAAAGGGCTAGTTGTTTCATCTGTTCTACCATAGCTCTGTGATTTGCCTTAGTAGTGCAGAATACGTTAAGATCTCTAAGTAATAAATCAGTACCATTGATTTCAAAGTTTACCTTCTCATCAAGAGAAGTCATGTACTGAAGTCTTAAAGAAGGTTTTCTACTGTGATAGAATTGAGCAAGATCAGTTCTCATTTGGTGAACTCTTGGCATCAAGTAATCAGAGTGTTGTACAAAGTACATTTCTGTTTGTGCATAGGATCCTGCAACTGCTTGCTCTATTCCTGTAGCTGTATTAGTTTGACCAATTTGTTGACCAAGTCTTTGTGGAGTAATACCGATTACTTCAAAACACTGTTGCTTAAAGTAGTTAGCTAAATTAATCCTAGACATCATACGCTGAGTCTGCTCAAGATTCATTACCTGGAAATGCTGGAAAGCAAGTGGATTTTCAGTATTAGTAATACTTGTATCCAATGGTAACATCTGGAAATTCTTCATTGCCACATAAGCTTTGGCAAGATTGTTTTTCCCCCAATCTTCACCCAGAGAGTGTCGGGGCAGCGCATTTTGATCCAACAAAATTACGGTCCCCAACTCATCTACTAGGATGTCAGCAATTTGATTGTTGACAATATTATATCCAATTTGGAATGGCTTCATAAGATCTACCATAGCAGTAGATCTGGTATTTCTATCTGAGAATACTGATCCCTCTACCGGTAGTTTACAACCATAGAGTGTATTATCACCTTTAAATTGGAATTTAAGCTTACCAATGCGGTTTTGATCAATTCCAAGATACATAGGATTAATACCTCCTGGGTTATTCATACCCCAGAAGGATGGGTGGTTAGGACCAATTTTTACACCTCCCCAAACTTCATTGATCCAGATCCACTCAATATGCTCTCCAAAAATAAGATTGTCTTTAGTCTTATTTTTATATAATGCTGTATTATAGATAGGCTTATCCGTAATCTTATAGTCTTCATCTACTATATCTACAATTACTTCACCTGATTCAGTTACTTTAGTAAGATGGCCTACTTTTCTTTGTGACTTCCAATATGCTGTAGTTGTTCTAAGCATGAAAGCCATACCCATGTCTTTGTAATCTTCAGACTCACCCATTACCCAGTTAACAATATCTCCACCATTGTAGATAAAGTTATCATACATAGATACAAATTGTCTGTATTGTAAAGAAGGCATGTTAGTATTCCAATCATGACCCTTAGTAGCATCGTAGTAGCTACCATCATTTTGATATCCTTGTAAAGGATAACCCGCAGATCTTACTGGATAAATAGCTTCAAGAGACTCAAGTTGCTCCTGAGTCATTAGATAACCATACTTATCAATAACATCAGCTACAGTCATCATCTCTACTTTACCAACCCAGTTACCTTGAGAAATATATCTTACTTCTGGTGACTTGTGGTAGAATGTCATTACAGGATTCCAGAGTTCAATATCAAAGTCATCATCCATCATGCGGAAGTGCCAGAACTCTCTATCTGTAATAAGCATATCTCTAAAAGCGCGCTCCTCTAATTCATCCATCTTAAAGCGCTCTTCATCTACTTTGAATTGATGCTGAGCCCATGCTTCTCCCATAGATCTGTAATTCTTACTAAAGAAGTCTTCAATTTCAGGAAGAGTTTTAAGATTTTCTGGAGAAAGTTGTTGCTGCATTTGTTCTTGAACCTGTGGATCTTCAGGATCAAGCCCCATTTCAATCATGTTATTAAGTAGCTTTTGTTGAGCTTGATTTAAAAGAACCTGCTCAATAGCTTGTCTTTTTTGCTCCATGAGTTCATTATATGAGAACTCATCTACAGCTTTAAAGGTAACTTTAGTATTGCGCTTAGCAAACTCAGCTACCATTACATTGATAACATTGGGAATAATAGGGTAAAACTTAAGCTCAAGTGCACTAAAGTCTTCCTGAGTAAGTGTTTCTAATAAGTCTCTATTTTCATTATCCTCAGAAACAAGATAGTCTGTTTTATCTATAATACCTTTTGCAAGCTTATAGTTTTTCATGAGTCTTCTAGCATTTCTTCTGATTTGCTTAAGACCTTGCCACTCTAACCAATCAAGATTCCACGCAGTCCAATCATCATCTTTTTCTTTTCTGGGTAAAAATTGAATAGGTTGAGTGATAGAGCCCATGCGGTTATACTCCGCTTTAGCCCCAGCCTTCATCTGCATTGCATTCAGGATACGCATTTTATATAAATTTTAAATTATAGTTACCCGATTTAATTCTTCTTGTAGTTTGCATAGGAGATTTTCCTAATAAATATGCCATTATCTCATGTTTTTAAATGGAGATTTAGGAAAGCTCATTCCTGGAACTTTTCTCATTTTCCCCATATGCCTAAAAGGGCTTGTATTTAATTTATACAAATTATCAGACTTTTGCAAGTTCTTGGTATTCACCTCTTCTACACGTTTTCTATATCCTCTATTAGCTTGCTGAACTTTGGCAAATGCTATTAATGCTGCTAAAGATACTAATCTATCCACGTTTACATCATCATCATAGGCCTCCATTTCAACAAAAGCCATAAGATCTGGTATTCTTTCTACCCCATAAGTAGTCTTTACTATAGTACCATCATCTTTAGTTTCATGATCAATCTCCTCTTTTAGGTACTCAATCAGGTAGCTAAGCATGTGACTTTTAAATAGAGTGCCTGTGTTTTTCCACCCATACTCCTGGAATACATTAGTATTAGAGCCTAGATCTTTGAGAAAGAGAACCTGACTTTTTGGTACAAGATACTTTTGTTTCTTCCTGTGTATCATGTAGTTAATAAAGTGGGATATGTTACTTTCTACTATAGTCCATGCATTATACCACTCTATTATTAACTCTAGTCTTTCATGGGTTTTATTAATATCATCAAATCGGCCACACCAAGCAGCAACTATTTTATCTGATTCTGTAAAATTGGTTGTTTCACCCCTATCTATTCTAGTAACTTCTACCGGGTTTTTGTAGACATAAATAGAACAGAGTGATTCTGAGGTTGTTGTTTTACCTTCGCCAACAGGGTCAATAGATGCATAATAGGTACCCCATTCAGCATTAGCTTGAGGTTTTTCCCATACAACAAGAACTCCTGTTTTATCTTCAGTATTCTTAGTTATAGGAAACTCACTAATAGGTAGTTTGTTGGTTGCTTTGGCTTCTATTTTACCTGAAGCATCTCTCTCCAGATTTATAAACTCATAAGGATATTCTTTCTCCTCAATCCTTCTTTTTTGAGCCGATACAAGATGTGTTGGAAATTTAGATACTTTTCTAAAGGCAAATGCCTCAGCTATATTCTTAGGATGCTGAGATATTCTAAGCTGATATTGTTCTGGTGACAGGTCTTTTTTCCACTTAAGTCTTTGAGTATCAATTGCTTTCACCGATTCTTCAACCAGGGAGTTACCATACTGATCTATAAAAGGAGGCATTGACCATTGCTCAGGAATAAAGAGACCTGTTTTACCTATAGTACCTCTATCATCTAATAGATTTGATTCTACAGAATATATACTATTTGCTTCTGGATATAATATCATTTGCTTAAGTGGTTGACACTGATCTAGGTCACCCACTGATCCTGCAGCTACAAATAATCCAGTGGTAAGCATACCTGATTGCATGGCAGGAAACAAGAATTCCACTGTCATATCCATCTTTGGTGCAATACCCGCTTCTTCATGAAAGAAAAAAGTACATGGTCCACCTACACCAGATGTAGGATCTTTTTCAAAAGTAACTCCTTGAAGCACTCCTTTTAGACCGGTCATGCTTTTTCTACCACCTATTACTTGTTCAATTTGCTGTTGCCACAAAAGAACTTTACCTGGATTCATAGGTCTATACCAAGCAGTATGTAAATCTAGGAATGATTTATACTCATTAAGAAATTTCCAAGATCCTTTTTCATTGATGTAATCTTTAAGGCTTGCGCCCATTTTAACAATAGGTGTTTCTTCAAACCATATAAGATTTATCATCTTAGCACAATGGAAATAAGATGATGCTATTTGTCGTTTTTTGAGGACAGCTGCATGTTGATAGTTAAGCTCTGCAAGGAGCTCGTAGAGTGCCATGTGATATTGAGCATCTCTGACAGTTGGAAAGTCAAACTTTCTTTTTTCTTTATCGTTAATTGGTAAGAAATTGAGCCACATGTAATATTCTCTGGGAAGGTACCATGTGTGTTGATCATCTTTGAAGATTGCTCCATATCTGCATTTTTCTTTTTCTGCATCCCAATACTTTCTATAATCTTTACTTCCCATAGGTGAAGCACAGTAGTAATTTTGTTCTCTAAATCTCTGAGCTTCTGTATTAAAAAATAAAGACGTTTCATTAAAGTCATATTTACCAGGCTCTTTGAATAAAGACAAAACAAAAGCTTTGTACTCATCTCGAGTATTAAATTCGGTGTATTCCCAAATTCCTTTATTCCAAGTAGGTATTTTAATATAACTAGCCATTAATTAGTTTCTTGATTGTTTTTAGATTACCCTCAGCTTTACTAATTAACTCTACTAAAGTAGCATGCTTATTTGACTGCAATAAAGATTGAGGCTTTTCTCCATTAAAATAAGATACCATATCTTGTCTATAGAAAGCAGACCAAACTTCTGTATAAGGGTTGTAATGAAACAACCAATCATTCATAAATTCTTTTTTCATTAGTTTTACATTTGATCATAAGCAAGGCCTGCGCCACCTCGCACATGAGATTGTTGTTCTTCTTTTAAATCTTTATAAGCACCTTTGAATGAAGCTCTTATTCCTTCAAAATTTTTAGCTGCACCAACAAGCGAATTAATATTACCATCTCTGCCATGTGTAATAGGCGTGTTTTCCATGTAAATAGCTAATCTATCTAACATGGATTTAAGACCCTTATATGCTCTAGATGTAGGAGTTTCATACATCTTTTCACACTTTTTAAGAGCTATTTGAATAAGATCATCATCTGTGGAAAAATCTGCTTCAATGTCCTCAAGTATAACTTCTTCCTTTTCTACCTCACTCATATGAAAATAAGGATTCATATCAGGATTAGGACAGGTCATGTAAAATAAATACTTGTAGATCTTTATGTGATTATCCGGATATTCATTCATAATATCTTTTAAAAACTTTAAAGCATAGCAGTGCTCTGAAGCTTTAACCTCTCCATTTTCTATATCAAATAATCTAGTAATCATACTTATGTTTTTTAAATAGAATTTTAAAATTATCATATGAAAGATCTATACAAAATAATTTGCCATCTTTCATATAAAGCATAACAAAAGGTTCTAAATTTCCATTATCATCTATTGACTCTCTAAACCCCTCTACATCTAACATGTTAATCGTGAGCCTTAGTCTATAAAGTTCTTCAATACCCAGATCTTCTTTCATTTTAACATTCTCTAAAATAACCGTTAGCTCTACATAAGGTGAAAGCTTTTTGTCTTTTACTTCTTGGCAGAATGTGCTTTGGTGCTGATAAGTATCGTTACTCATTTATTTATTGTATTGTGGTTATCTTTTAACCAGTTAATCATGGCTATTACCTCAGCTTTTAAATAAGGAACATCATAAGGTACAACTTCTTTTACTATTGGATTACCATCTTGATCTCTTTTAGCAACAGGATTACCATATTTATCTTTAGACTCTTCTTCAAAAATAATATGATGCAGAGTTAACTTACCTGGTTTATACTGAGGATTGTGTTTCAATATAATATAAAGATAAGTACTTAATTGTAAAGCATAGTGATTAAGGTTGCAATCATCTAGATGTGAACATGGGCCACTCATTTTTTGAGATAGCCCTTCCCAGCTCTTGTATGATTCTGTCTTGATTTCTTTGTTGGTTTTGTAATCAATAATATTGACAGTGTTCTTAATGACTTCTACAAGATCTGATTGTCCACACAACGCTGCTGATTTAAGATATACCAGGTGTTCAGGATAAATACCCTCTGTAAGTTTTTGATCAGGTGCATGTTTAACACCATCTTGAATAATAGGTTTAATAATTGGAATTGAAATACCCTGTCTATCTATAGTATCAATTCCTGTAATATCCGATTCTCTTTGATTATGATACCAAGTACCCAAATCAGTAGCTCTTTTAGCTTCATTTGCCCAAATTTGTTGAATCTCTTCTGGTGGTATATTATACCACTTTGAGCGTTTATTCTTAGAAGATTTTTCTGCTATTTTAACAGCATCAAACTTATCCTTAAATAAGCTAACAAATTTAGTTACACTAGTCCATTCTATTTGTTCATCTGGATTGAGGCTTGTGTAGGAGTGGGTTTCTGATTTGAATATGAGTGTCATGGGAGTTGATATTATTTGGGAAGTTTGGATATCAGCAGCTTTTCTTTATCTGATAAAAGACCAACTACTGAGTCATAAGATTGAGGCTCTATAATATTTACAGTTTTTTTAAAGTCATGTATTCTATCAAAAGACCATATATTTTGTTTGCTTTTAACATCTATGATTAAGGGTTTATCTAAAGGTATGCATCTGGCTGTAACACCTATAAAATTTAGATTTCTAGTCATGCTAGCATCCAGTGATTTATTTAGATACCTATCCCATAAACCTTTCTTTATTTGTAAAACCTTTTCTACCACATCTCTTCTTAGTAATCTTCCTGCACCAATAGTAATATCTGCTTCATATTCAAATCGCATTGCTCTTTGACTTGAAGGTTCAATAAAATAAAGAGTTTTAAATCCTATTGCTGGTTCATCTTTATAGGTATCATAAATATCTAGAATCTCATTTAGATATAAGTCATCATCTCCTGATATCATAAGATGTGTCCAATCTTTATGCATTATTGACTCTAGAGTTTTGTTAAGCTTTTTACCTATAGGTAGATTAGGTTCTAGTATAAACTGTATACCAAACTTATTACAGATATCATTAGAGAATCTGTCTGATACTGATGCAAATACTTCAATACCTAATCTTCGCATACCTGTAAGAAATATCTCAGATATGCGAGGTCTATTATACATTGTTACCAGACAAATAATTTTCATGTTTAAATTCCTAGCTCAGCATTTAGTGTATCCTCTTCTTCTTCAGTAAGATAAGCATCCCACCTAGGTCCTTTAGGGTGTGGACAATGTGATGAAAGAGATCGTGTTTTAAAGTCTAAACTACAACCACATTCTCCACAACAAGGCTTAGTTCCCGGTACCAAACATTTATCTCCTTTAAGGTCAATAAGGTCACATTTATCACAGATAGATTGTCTTTCTGCAGCAATTAATTCTATATGTTCTTGTTTAAAAACACTATTCTTGATTCCCTCCAGAATTTGTGCTCGGTTCTTCCAGATTTTTTTGATACTCATTTCTTTTGGTTTTAGATTGTTCTCTTTTCATTTCATGTATATCCAACATAAGCTGCATATTCACAAGTCTTTCGAGTCTATTTTCAATATTCTTTAGTCTTGCAAAACCACCAAATTTTTTAGGGTTTACATATTTCTGAAGATTTACATGATCTTCTGTAAACTCTTTTAGTTTAATAGGTCTTATAGTCATTTCCCCTAAACCTTCAAGATTTATTGCTGGAAATTCTAATTTAGTTAATGCTTTTCTTATTCTACTCCAGTAGAATGAGGTTATATCTTTAACCAAATCAGAGCTAACATCTAATTCCTTAGCTGTTATATCAACTATTACTTTAGACTTTTTCGGGTTCAAGATGCACTATTTTATAATCAAGAACTATGTTACCTTTAGTCTGAACCTTTAGAGATTCTGCTAAATAGATCTTTTTTCTATTCTTCCCCTCCTTAGTAATAAGCCCCATTTTTTCAAGCTTAGTCAAACAGTTTCTTACTGTCTGAGGATTCTTGAATATATGGGACTTATGTTCTAAAGATGGTTCTTTATCTCTCTGATCTTCAGCACAAGAAGCATTGCAAAAATCTGCAAGTTCGGCTTCTGTATTAATTCCTAAGAGAGTTAAGCAGTTAAGCTCAGATTCTGATAAAGCTAAACCTTGAATATAGCAATGAGTGACAAGCTGGAACTTAAGTATATTCCACTTGTCCATCTGAACACGCTTTGATACAAGATTTACTTTAGCCATTTTTAATTAGTTTTAAGCTTTCTTTCTTTCTTAAACTCAGAAAGTTCTTGTTGAGATTCTTTAGCTTCTGGATCTTCTTTAGGTCCTGCCATGATTTGAGCAATGCGCATAGAAGCTACAAGTCTTCTAAGTCTGGCTTCTTCCAAATCTGCAGCTAAGCTTTCTGCTTTATGTTGTAGCTCAAGCATAGGGATCTGATCAGTATAATAATCAGTCATGTTTTTTCTGAGAGCTTCTATTTGTTCTGGTGTAAGCTCCTCTTGATTTTCAATGTTGTCTTGTGACATGTTTATTTGGTTTTAGGTTAAACATTTAACAAATGTAATATAAAAAGTTTAAATATCAAATAGTTATAAAACAAGAAACCTAGTCTTACGGGACTAGGCTCTTGGGGAAAGGAACTATTGGGAGGGCAATAGTTCAGAATTAATTGATTTCCAATAAGCTATCTATAATAGGTTGATCCGGAATAGGATTAAGATAATATATACAACTGTCAGTTTCTATTATTAAGCAAGTATTTAAAGTATAAATGTAACTTTCTTCATAAGACTTCTCAATTGAGAATAATACAAATATACTAAAGATGAGCTTCACTGTTTTTGAAAATATTAAAAGTTCTTGAAGCTGTTATATCTGTAAGCCTTACGTATTCTACGTGCACTCCCCATTCTTTACATTCTCGTCTAACAGATATGCTTATTTTATTATTGAGAGATTCGAGATTTTCTATAAGCTCGGCCCAGGTATGTTTTAAAACTATATCAGATATGACACCTGTAGCAACATCCGAAAGAGTTTGAGTTGGTATACTTGCATTTAAAACAAAGGGTTTTACATCTGTAATATTATACAGCATCATCCCTGTTATAGTAACAATTTTTCCATCTTTAGTAGTAAGCTTTTGAGAAGGAAATTGTATAGTATCATCACCAACATATTGTTGCATGATGTTATCTATAAAAGGTGCTTTAAATACCAGTCCTGAATTAAGTTCTTTATGAACTTTACCAAGTCTCAATCGGATTCCTTTTTCATTTTGATTAATGATTTTGAATATCCAAACATCTGACCACACTGCAGTTAAGAGTTCATAAAGCTTATCAAACATGGCTTAAAATTTAAAGTATCACACCTTCATGTATTTCTTTATTTTGAACACTGATATTACCTTGAGAATTTACATAGGCTATTGCAAATCCATGCATCCAATCATTGTTTGGAAGATAGTCTGCTCTCAATCCACATAAACAACCTGTTGTATAATAGGTAGTGATGCTACCGGATAATTGATGTTTTACATGTTTTTTATCCGGCCTGTGTTTATCTCCTGTCAAAGTACTTTCGTGTGCTCTTAAAGATACAGCATGCGCAGGAGAAACCCTAGAATTTCCTGATATTTCATTACCATGAATTATCCACAGATTGCCATACTTAATAGGCTGATTATTAGGTATCCACGTGATTTGTTTTTCACCCAATCTAAGTTTAGCTGGAATTGTATATTCTTCGTCATCCCATATTTCAATAGCTCTAGCTCTTAACCAAACCGGCCAGCGCTTTTCATGATTACCCTCTTTAAAATAGATAGGTATGTTTGGAAAAGCTTTTCTTATAGCATCTAAAAATTGAGAACCCAGTTCAAACTCTTTTTTAATACGAGCTTTCCCTGGGTCTTTAAAGTGTCTCGATACTTGGTGCATGTCTAGGATATCACCGTTTAATAGCAATCCATCTATATTTTCATTTTGCAGATCTCTTATTGCTACTGTAAGTGCATTTATATCATGTTCAGGAATATGTATATCGGAAAGAATACCTAACTTACTAATAGTAGTAGGAATTATAAAAGATTCTACTGGTGAATAATCCGATTCAGGTAATTCAAACTCATTTACAGGTTTACCATTTGATCCATATTGGATCATGTTTAGCTTTTTATCCGGAGCAAGTTGTTTTCTAGCGGTGATTCCTCTTGATTGTGTATAATATCTTAATGCATTATAAGCGGAATTTAGATTACCAAAAATCAATTTATTCTCGTTATAAATTTTTCTACTTAAAGTCTTTTTAGGAGAGTTGGGATACTTCTTGATATAGCGTGCTATAATGTCAAAGTATTTTTGGTTTTTTGTTGACATGATTAAAACTGTTTAAGTAGTGTATAGGTAAAGAGTTTTTGTTTGCTCGCTTCAATCTCATCAATAAGAATTTTGAAATCTGCAGGATTGTTAAGTACTTGACATCCAGCTGACCATTTATCTATGATTTTAGATATTGCAGATGGATTAGCTCTATGAATGTTTATACCAAAATAACCTGTATCTGTAGTAGCTGTTTCTTCAGACTTATCATCCAAATCTTTATCTCTATATACAGTAATTGCTTTAGCTTGCACAAGAGCTTTATACTTACCTTGATGTAATCCTAATTTCCAAGAGTCAATGTATTGACCAGGTTTAAGAACAGCGGTACCTTTAGGATTCATGATATTTTTAAGCCAGTGTACTCCTGGATTAGTGGTACCTGTAAACCAGGTAACTTTCCCATTAGCAACTAACCCAATAAGATCATCAAACTCATTGGGTTTATCTAGTGTAGATCTTATACCTACAATCATGAAATCAAACCATTGATATCCCAATCTTTTGAATTCAAATTGTAATTCTCCAATTGTGTATTTACGCATTTTCTTCAGATTTTGGTTTTTCTTTAAAAGAGAATTTGTCTATTGTAGTACCTGCTATACATACACAAGCTAAGGTAAGTACAGCATCAATAAGTGGTGTAGGTGGTGCAAATTCTTTGGGTATAATACTTGTTATAATCAAGCATGCGCATAGTACCAAAGCACAAGTTATACCTATAACTCTTTTATGTGACCATGTTCCTCTCTCATCTGAGAGCATTGATTTAAAAAACTTTTTCATATTACACATGATTAGATAACCAATCCCACATAGATTTTAAGCCACCGCCAATTGCAATAGCAAATCCTCCACCAACCCACTTTACTTTTTTATCTACTTCAATATATTTTTCTACTTTTTTAAGGCGCGGAACCACACCTTTTTCTTTATCATAATCATCTCCTACAAGAGCCTTATGAATATCATCTATTTTATCAGATAAAGAATTTACTTTACTTTGAATGTTTTTTAATTCATCGGTAGCCATAACAAACAGAAAATTTTAACATTAACTAATAGGAGGAATTATTGGTTTTGGTTTGTAATCAATAAGAGGAAGACTTTTAACCCAGAAAAATGCAGAGTTAATACAATAATCTATTTCTTGAGTAGAAATAACCCAATTATTGTCAATATCTTGTATAGGATTAAAATAAGAATCCGGGGCATACTTTTGCTCCACAAGATCTTCTTTTTGCTGTATTGTAAGTAATCCTACTTTCATGATTATACGTGTCTTCCTAATGTTGTTTGAAATGTTTGAACAGCTGTGTAATAATCGGCAGCTTGTGTTGGATTTAACCCCTTACCCATAGAGGCAAATGCTAAGTTATGATTCGTAGGAATAACTAAAGTGTTTAATGAATTTAACCCACCAATATAAACAGTTACATCAGGTTGTGTTCCTGCATTAGCGTAAGCTGTTGTGCCAATATTTATTAGGTTTTTATATGCCTTGAAACCCCCTGCTGCTAGAGATGTTCTAGACATAAGCCAAAATGCTCTTGAATCAGCGGTTGGTCCAACTAATCGACCATAGTTATCAAGAGCATCATAACAATCAAGATAGTATGTACCAATGTAGTTATCAGTCAACATATTTCTTTGGTATGCACCGCCAGCTCCCTGTGCACCAATTTGTGCGCCAAAATCTGAAGTAGCTGTTCTATCATACACAGCGCGATGTGTATCACCAAATGTTTCTATTAGAGATTCATTATAATATGTTTCTCCATAACTATTAACACCATTAAATGTAACACCGTTTGAATTATGAGTTACACCTCCATACCAAGTTATTTGGTAAGAGGCTGGATTTTTAAGATTGTAACTATTAGTTGTAGAAGTTCCTCCAACAAAAGGATAAATAGCATTTAACAAAGACCATACTCCAGTAGATTTAAGATCAGCAACTAATTGACAAATTGCTGCTACTTGAGTAGCATTAATAATACCCGCTGTAGTAATAAAAGATTGAGCATCTGCATCACAACCTCCCGCAGGAGGTTCAATATAGCGCACTTTTCTACCGAGGTAGCCTGATATGTTTATACTGTTACCCATTAGAAGGTATATGTAATAATGAATTGTGTACCTGTTGCATCCCAGCTAAAAGTATTAGCTGCATAAAAGTTACCTAATCCACCGGCATCATAGTTAAGAGTTACACCTGCTGGAAGAGAAATAGATCCTGCTCCTGCATCAAATGTACCCGCAGATCCACCAGCATTATATACAGAAAAACTATAAGCTGCAACAGCAAGAGCTCCTGCACTATTTTCATCTAATACATTTGCTTTTTTAGGTTGCAACCCTGTATTAGATCCTCCAAGTGCTTGGAGAATAAACCCTAATACCTGGAGATTTTGTAACTGATAAGGAAAGTTATTTCCTTTATTACCGTAGTCTTTAAGATTTCCTACTGACATGATTTATATATTTTTATATTTTATATACTAATTTCTTCCCAATCTAATGAAACGTATGCTCCTAAAGTTCCACCAGTTGCATCTATAGCCATTTCAATAACCAATTCAAAAGCAGTTCCTGTAAAACTATTTCTTTCAAGCTGAGTAGCAAACAATGCTTCTTTTAATATATTGATACTTGGAGAGCCTTGATTAGAAGAATTAACATATCCTTGTGCTAAGATTCTACCACCTGTAGCAGATGTTCCTGTAAGGTTATATTCAACAGCAGAATCAACACCTGCTGAAACCCAAGATCCTCCTGTTGTTACAGCAGATTGGACAACCCTCCATGCGTAATTTTTACCATTACCTAATCCTAATAAAGATATTGCTGTAGTTATAACTATAGCATCTAATGTAGTAGTTTTAAGTCTAATTCCTAGCATTGGATAATACGTTCCTGCTACAGCAAATGTTTTAGGAGTAGTAATAGGTGTACCAACAGCTTGTTGTGCACCTCTTAGTTCATAACCTCCTTCTGATATTACTGTAGAGCATACTTGCTTTAATGTACTTGGTAATGCTGTGTTTCCTTGATTAGTTATCTCATATCTTAAAGGAAGAGAGGCTGTGGTTATATAAGTCGAGGTAATAAGGTTAGCATGGTTGAATCTGTGACAAAGTATAAAGTTACCATCTATTACGAAACCTAGTCTTACCGTACCTTCTCCTAACCACTCAATATCCATAAAAAGAATTTGAGCTTTGGTGATATCTAAAGTAATACCAGATGGTCCAGTGCCATCCATTTTATCTACATTCCAAGCTGATTGATTTACAATACTTTCTGTTACTATACCTGTAACCAAGCTTCTTTCTACAAAACTTAAAATACTGTCTTTTAATTGGATGTATATACCATTCTGTGTACCAAAGTAGCCTACTCTTTGTCTAAGATTAACTTGAGCAGGAGCCATTACAAATGTGTTAAACACTAGTAAAGACTTACCTGGTTGGTAAGAAAATACTTTATAAGTTTCTCTTATTACTTCTGAACCAGATGTTGCTGTTACATTTAAGTTTACTAGTCCTTCATTAGGACTAAAAACAGCTGCTCCTCCACTTGCTGTTGATGTAGCCCATAAACCATTGTCCTTATATCTATGAGAAGAATCAAATAGAGTTAATGGATTAGATACTCTTAATCTACCAAAAGCATCATTAGCCATAGGCCCTACAGCAGAAGGAACTATAGCATTGGTAAGATCAACAATACCTTGATTGATGTCACCTAGAAGCTGCAGGTTTCTAAGTTGATAGGGAAAATTATTACCCTTATTGCCATAATCTTTTAGGTTACCTATACTCATACTAAGCTATCTTTAATAGTTTTACATACACATCTACATTAGCTTCAGATACAGTTGGTGTAACTACTTCAAAATTCATAGTCCCTATAGTAGCTCCATCATATACAAAACTACCATTACAAGGAGGCGGAAAACATGCAGGTGTATCACTTGTCATATAAATATAGTTATCAGGAATATACAACTGATTAAGCAAATCACTTGCAGGAGGACCTAGAACTGCAGTATCAAATGAGGGACCTCCAGTACCGGGAAGAGTAAGTGTAAGATTCATTACACCTTCAGTACTTAAATCTATTGAAGCATTTGTAACAATTACACTGTCTACAATATAAATTCCATTGGCAGGAAAAGCCAGTGTTTGTATAGAAGTAGTATTAAGTGAAATGGTTGTACTTACAAATACTACAGATGATGGTGTTGGAGGTGTTATTCCTGATAACAGCTCTGCAATACTTATAACATAAGGAGAGTATGTATCAGCATTACCGCCACCTGATGGTCTATTACCCTGCTGAAAAACACCTACTTGAATGTAAGTGCTACTCGTAATTATATCGGACAAAGAAATAACTCTGTCTTGTGAGATAAGTGATTGTATCTTAACTATGTCCATGGTTTATAAAGTTACTATAATATACTAAATATTTAGTTTATACCCAAAAAAGACTTGATTTGTTCTAATTCTTCTGGGGTGGCGCTTAAAAGAGCTTGCAAAGCAACTCCTAATACGGATGTTCTAGGATCTTCTAAAAAGTATTCCCTGGTAATCTCAGTCCAATTAGAAGAGTTTGCATCTCCATTATCTTCCCAAGTAATCCTGTTTACGCCAGGCTTGTTTGGATGTAAATCAGTTGCTGCTGAGTAATATGTGTATTGAATCATCGTCTTTTGCAGATTAAATAAACACGACAACTTGTTGATACAGGATTAGTAGCCCAAGCAGGTGTTCTCCATTCAAAGCAAAATGTATGTGCTGCATCAACATTTATAGACAGGCCTGTTAATGTTGTTGATATTACAACAGTAGAAGACCCGTTTGTTGTAAAAGTTCCCATCAAAGTACTTGTACTTGTAGTTACATTTCTTATATAGGCAGAGCTTGTTTCTGTAGTTCCTGCTGTTGTATTGGCTGAAATATTAATGACGCAACCTATAACTGTAAAGTTATAACCAAGTGACATATCCTGGTTAGCGGCTGTGGTGCTTGGAACTATAGCACCTCCTCCAATGTAGTATGTGGTCGAGTCTGCAGGAGACAGAGTTGCTGGAAAAAATGGTATTGTAAAGTAAACTTCATCTTTAACTGCTGCGGTTATCCCATAACCGGACAATGTAATTGGAGTCCCTGTTATCTTAGACCATGCAAGAGATGTAATCCAAGCAGGATNTGCATAACTACCTGAAGTGAAAACATCTCCAACAGACCAAGTTCTATCTGCAGATAANTCTTGAGTAGTACCNTTAATAGTCAAGTTTCTACTTGTAGGTACTCCGCCTAATCCAGATAAAGTATAATTAGGTATGTTTAAGGTATTTGCAATAAGAGTAGCTGCACCAGAACTACCTGTTGTAGTAAGAGCTGATAATCTTTCACTATATGCTGTATTCCAGGTAGTTGCACTTGCTATTCTTGAATCTGCTAGTGTACCGGTCCAACCTAGAGTCAGAGATACAGCTTGCAATAAAGATGTAGCAGGAGTACCTCCCAAAGTAAGAG